ATCTAAACTTGATATACAATGTCTTGTTCTTAAACACCCACCTCAAAAATTTGAAACCTACCAGGATGAAATAGAATATCTTATTAGTCATGAACAAAGGAATAAGTTTATAACAAATTTGACATTAGATTTAAAGGGTAATAGTCTTATACTATACAGTAGAGTTGAAACTCACGGTGCAATACTTTACGAAAAGATAAATAATAATAAGCAAAGTGATAGGAAAGTATTCTTTGTACATGGTGGTGTTGATGCTGATGAAAGAGAATTAATCAGAGAGATTACCGAGAGGGAAAACAATGCAATCATCGTCGCTTCCTACGGAACATTTTCTACAGGCATTAATATTAGAAATCTCCATAATGTTATCTTTGCCTCACCGTCAAAATCGAGAGTTAGAAATCTTCAAAGTATTGGACGAGTACTTAGGAAAGGAACTAACAAAGTAAAGGCAATCTTATATGACATATCAGATGATTGCACTTATAACTCTCGTAAGAACTATACATTAAATCACCTCATAGAAAGAATTAAAATCTACAATGAAGAAAATTTTAATTATGAGATAATCACTATACAATTAAAGAAATAATGGAAGACGACTTTTACGGAACAATTAAATTTAAAAATGGTGAAGAAATATTTGCCAAGATAGCAGCGTCTGAAGAATCAGATCGTACTATGTTAGTCATTCATCATCCAATCACTGTTTGTGAAGTAAAGGCTCGTGCTGGCACTATAGGATATAAAGTAGAACCTTGGTTAAAGACAACAAGAGAAGATATGTTTATTATTAATATGGATAATGTTCTCACTATGTCAGAATCATCTGATGTACATATGATTAGAATGTATCAGAGATTTGTACAGGATACTGATAGGGATAATAAGAATCAACCTAAAATTTCTAGAAAGATGGGATATATAGCAACTGTTAATGATGCTAAAGATATATTAGAGAAGCTTTATAATACTAGTCCTAATAAAGAAAGTAGTAGCTAGAGGTTCCCTTGAACCCTGACAGAGTTATTTTACACACAATATATCAACTTGTCAACTGTCCATAGAGATGTTATAATATCTACATACATAGTGAGATATGCTTATGGCAGGACGAATTATGGCTAAACGGAAGAGATCCGAACACTACGTTAATAATAAGGAGTTCCTTGCCGCACTAGTCAAACTTAGGGAAGATAGAGAGATCGCAGAAATAAGGGGGTTGACTAAACCACCTATACCACGTTACATTGGTGAATGTTTCTTGAAGATAGCAAATCATCTATCATTCAAACCAAACTTTGTAAACTACATGTTTAAGGAGGACATGATCTCTGATGGAATCGAAAATTGCGTTCAATACATACATAATTTTAATCCTGAAAAATCCAAAAATCCTTTTGCTTACTTTACGCAGATTATACATTATGCATTTCTCCGCAGAATACAAAGAGAGAAACGTCAGTTAGAAATTAAGAACAAGATACTTGAAAGGTCTGGTTATGATGAAGTCTTTTATGGAGATGACGGTGGCGATGCTGCTGACTATAATCAAATCAAAGATGCAGTTCATTCTAAATTAAGATACTAATGAAAGCAATTTATGATGATGTAAAGATCACTATCAACCTTAATGAGTTGGTAGAGATCAGAGCAAAACTTTTGACACAACGTGAAGATTATTCAAATGCAGTAGCAACTGGTGAGTATCTTGATGAGAATGACATTGACAAACTTGCAACTCAATTAAGAGAAACACTTACTTGGGATCCATTGTATTTTATGATAGATGGTGCTATACTAGATTATATGGGTTTGCATAATCCAGATAAACCTAATTATGGGGAGAGATCTATTGAATCTCTTGATATAACTATGGAAAAGGAAAAGAAAGAAAGGGAGAAAGAGTTTAAAAAGAACTTTGATATGGTCGATTTAGTATCATCATCATGGACAATCCAAGTACCAGTGAGGAAAAAATGAGACTAACTCAAAAAGTAATTGATGAAATTCAATTAGCAATGACTCATACCAAAATGAATGGTGAAACTAACTGGAAGGATGGTGATGAGATTGATGTGTGTCTTGGTGGAACATTTGCAGGTGATAAATTTATTTCAATAATAAACAGAACACGTAGCAACACTACTAAAAAATGAGATTCAAAGCACTCGTTCATGTCAGATTAAGAGGATCTGTATCAGATGCTGCTGGTAATGCAGTAATGAATAATGTCAAAAGAATTGCTCCTGAACTTACTCCTCATTTGTTGAGGATTGGTAAGGCAATTGATTTTTGGTTTGATGCAGAGACTGAAGAAATAGCAAGAGAACAGATGGATCTTCTGTCTGATAGAATGCTTTCTAATACTGTGATAGAAGATTGGGAATATAAACTAGAAGAAACTGAAGAAACTGGAATAGGAAATATATCAAATGATAATGCAGGAACATCAAAACATGCATTGTTTGACGCATGAAGATTGCAATCATTACCGACCAACATTTTGGTGCGAGGAAAAATTCAAAGCATTTTCATAATTACTTTCTTAAGTTTTATGAGGATGTATTCTTCCCTACTTTAGAGAAGGAAGGTATTACTACTGTTGTTGATATGGGAGATACCTTTGATAGTAGAAAGGGTGTTGATTTTTCATGTCTAGGATGGGCAAAGGTTAATTACTTTGACAGACTACGTGATATGGGATGTGACCTTCATACTATTGTTGGTAATCACACAGCATATTATAAGAATACAAATGAAGTAAATGCTATAGATTTATTATTACGTGAATATGATAATATTAAAATATATTCAGAGGCAGCAGAGATTAAGATCGATAAACTAGATGTACTATTAGTTCCTTGGATTAACAATGAGAATAAAGAAAATACTCTCAAACTTCTTAAAAAGACAAATTGTAGAGTCACGATGGGGCACCTTGAGTTCAAAGGATTTAGAATTCATAGAGGCTACGTCATGGAACAAGGTACGGACTGCGACCTCTTTAAGAAGTTTGAGAGAGTCTTCTCTGGACACTACCACACAAGATCAAGTCAAGACAACATCCACTACCTAGGTAATCCATATGAAATGTATTGGAATGATTTGGAAGATACCCGTGGGTTTAATATCTTTGATACAGAAACTTTAGAACATACACCTGTAAATAATCCTTATAGGATGTTCTACACAATCTATTATAATGACCAAAACTATCAAACATTTGATACTCGTGAATTGGAGAATAAAATTGTAAAGGTTATTGTCCGTAAGAAGAGTAGTCCTAAAAAATTTGAAAAATTCATCGATAAGTTGTATAATAGTAATGTACACGAACTTAAGGTAGTTGAGAATTTTCAACTCCAAGAGAATGAAGACTTTGAGGCCTTTGAGTCCGAAGATACTCTATCTATTTTAAATAGATATATTGAAGAGTCTGAAATTAATCTTGAGAAATCAAGAATACAGGAGACTATTCAAAACGTGTATCAAGAGGCATGTGAGTTAGTTTAATGTATATTCTAACTATTAATGGAAAAGAAAATGAGGGTGCATACTCTGTTAAAAATGATGAGGGTGAACATATCCTTTATCTTTTTGAAGCAGAAGATGATGCTACTCGTTATGCTTTACAGTTAGAGGATAATGATTATCCTGAAATGCATGTGATTGAAGTTGAACCTGACATGATGGTTGATGTGTGTGAAGACCATGGATTTGGTTACACCATCATTACACCTAATGACATTGTAATACCACCAACAACAAAGAATGATTTTATTTGAAAAAGTCCGTTGGAAGAACTTTTTAAGTACTGGTAATCAGTATTCTGAAATTAATTTCCAATCTCATGCGACTACTTTAATAGTTGGTGATAATGGTACGGGTAAGAGTACGGTTCTAGATGCTCTTACATTTAGTTTGTTCGGTAAACCGTTCCGTAAGATTAATAAAGGTCAGTTAATAAATGCTACCAATGAAAAAGATTGTAGTGTAGAAGTAGAGTTTTCTATTGGTACAATTAGTTGGAAAGTATCTAGAGGAATAAAGCCAAATACGTTTGAGATTTATAGGGACGATAAGTTATTAGATCAATCTCATAATGCTAATGACCAACAGAAGTGGTTGGAACAGAATGTGTTAAAAATGAACTATAAGTCTTTCACCCAGATTGTAGTTCTTGGTAGTAGTACGTTTGTTCCTTTTATGCAATTAACTGCTACAAATCGTAGAGAGGTTATTGAAGATTTACTTGATATTAAAATCTTCTCTTCTATGAATAATATTATTAGAGATAAGATTAGAGTTGAGAAGGAATATGTTAATACTTTAGATTTGAAAAAAGAATCTCTTACTGATAAGGTAGAGATGCAAGAGAAGTTTATGAATGAGATAGAGAGTCGTGGTAAGGAAAGAATAAAGGATAAGGAAGGTAAAATTAAAACACTTAATATAGAAGTTGATACTCATATTGAGCATAATGAAATCATACAATCTAATGTTGATGACCTTACAAAGCAGCAAGAAGAGGTCACTGGTTCTGGTAATAAGTTAGTAGAACTTAACAATTACAGAGGTAAGATATCACAAAAGGTAGCGTCTGTTACGAAGGAACATAAGTTCTTCACACAAAATACAGTTTGCCCTACCTGTACACAATCTATAGATGAAGACTTTAGAATAAATAAAATCGCTGACGCTCAAACTAGAGCTAAGGAGTTGCAATCTGGTTATAATAAACTAGAAGAAGCAATTAAAACGGAACAAGAGCGAGAGCGTCAATTCACTACACTTTCAAAGGAGATTACTAAACTCACGCATGGCATTTCTAAAAACAATACTTCAGTCTCTGGATGTCAGAGGCAGGTCAGAGAACTGGAATCTGAAATTCAAACACTTACCAGTCAACTTGAAAACCGAAGTGCTGAACATGACAAGTTAGAAACTTTCAAGGAGAATCTCCACGATACCTACGACGCATTAGTCAGTCGTAAGGACACAATCAAATATTACAACTTCATATACGGTCTATTGAAAGATGGTGGAGTTAAGACTAAAATCATCAAGAAGTACTTACCGTTGATAAATCAACAAGTAAACCGTTATCTACAGATGATGGACTTCTACATAAACTTTACTCTTGATGAGGAGTTTAACGAAACCATTCAATCCCCAATACACGAGGATTTCTCTTATGCATCGTTTAGTGAAGGTGAAAAACAAAGAATTGATTTAGCACTTCTCTTCACTTGGAGGGAAGTGGCTAAGTTTAAGAATTCAGTCTCTACCAACCTAATGATATTGGAT